CAAGTTGTTGCAAGAGGTCAGTCATTCGCTCATCTGCAAATATAGAAGTAGCAAGTTCATTCTTGAAACCATCACGCAGAAGTTTGAGTGATTTGGTTACAGTCAGTTCGTTGATTGTGTCGTTCATTTGTTTGTTAAGTGAAAGTTTCTACTTTTACGATACCTTTGTGAGATTTACGGGCACCGCGTCTAATAGCACGAAGATGTGAAGCACTGTAATCATTTTCATATGCCCAAGTATCTAATGAATAAACCTCAAGAATAGTTCCATCCTTAAATGTCAATCTGTGGTTCTTGGCAGAGTTAGTGTAATCTCTGTTTTCAATAGATTTTTTCTTATGACAAGTTGAACAAATTAACTGACACTTTAATGCTTCCTCATAACATCTATCAAATCCATTACTGGTTGCTAAATCACCAATAGATTTGTATTTTGTAGATGGATCAATGTGGTCAAAATGTAAGTTTTCAGTGGCACCACACTTAACACATTTGTCTCCAAATGCTTCGCGTAGTTTCTTCATTCTGGACTGATAAGGTGATAGCATAATGGTCTGGTGTTTATTTTATTTATACAAAACACACCAGACCAATAAGCATTACCTCAAATATAAATATCCTCCCGACCAGTCAGCATGTTCCAGAAGGTATTCACGATCAGCAATCAATCGCAGGTCGTAGCGAACACCTTTAGCAGGAGACTTCCAAGAGGCAGACTTATACACTTCGCCTGTTTTCTTATCAACAAAACAATGCACGGAACGAGAACGACCACCGTCAATCATCACAACTTTGTGATACTTTTTACCAGTTTCTACGACATAATCAATCGAAGAATCGCCATTCTTGAGTCTATCAATCTGGCGATGATGATACTCTGCATGATTACCTTCAGAAGTACCATAGGTTCGATCTAAACTTACAATCGCACTTTGGTGCCCACGAATAGAGTATTCACGATAATTGTCTTTCAATGCTTCAATCAGCGCAAGAGTGTGCTGATACACATTGTTTGCAACGATTTGTTGTGCTTGTGCTTGCATGGTAGGAGTGCTCATACTATAGGGACGCTTTGGAGGTGAGCTATTTTAATTCACCATTATTGATATCGAAACTTAAATCCTTTTGTGTGTTCTCTTTTTTCTTTGCAAACGTGGCAGATAGATGATCTTGATAGATTATATTTTCTTGCAAACTCTGCGATATTAAAAACAACTTCCTCTTTACCATCTGCATAAGTAACAAGATAACTTTTTGCTCTATTTGTATTTCCAAATGGTTTGTTTGGAGTTCTATTCTTAAGAATGTTTTGTTTATGTTCTTTGGATAACTTTTTTCCACGAAGTTGTGATGCTATTTTTTCAATATGTTCTGGTGTTCTTGGTGGTTTTGGTTTTCTTAGTTTTTCTTTTGCTTCTTCACTCATCTTCCAGGTGTTACCTTTTTGTGAAGGTGGTTTATTTCCACCTTCAATCATATTGTATTCTGCATTATACTTTTTCATGAACTCATCTTCTCTCTGTAGAGCATCATCGCCTTGATATATTTGCTCTACAATAAAGTTTTCTGATCCATATTTTCTAATAGCATTATAAAGTTTTTGGTTCTTATCAGCATACTTAGAGCATCTAATGTGTTCTTTATATCTTTTTTCTATAGTCGTTGATGTAAAACCAACATAACACTTATTGTTAGTAGTATTTGTTATTTTGTAAAGAAACATTAGCATAAATCATTATCACTATTATTTATGCTAACTTCACTCTACTTAACCCAGTTTTTTTCAATCGTAAAGTTAGCACGAGAGAAACATTCACGGTTGACTAACTTAAAGGTGCCGAACTCATTGGAGAGAACATAACCCTCTGCATCAATTCGTTCACCACTGATGTATGCTGAAGGTCCGTCATTGCGGCACAGAAACACACAATCTTCTTTGATTGACTTTACCAACTTCCACAAACGAATCAGATTGATGTCACAATCACCCATATATGCGAGTGCTTCATCATCCAGAACCGCACCAACTTTGATGAAGGTGTTGAATACTTTCTTCAAGCGTTCAGCACCTTTTTGATTCACGAAAGTTGCAGTTGTTGCCATCTGGCGGGCAAAGTTGCAGACTTCCTCTACATCAGCGAACGATTTTTGACCGTGCTGAATGTATGCACGAGGACGCACAAACAAACAATCATCCGTGCTCTGCAGATTCACAGTGAGAGGAATTGCCCAACTATCACGAAGATCATCGTTTGCTTCATACCAAGTATGCGGAGCAACAACAATTTTAGCAGTTACTTTTTCAGGAAAGACATAAGTAACCGTATTGGGGCAAAAAGTATCCACACCACCAAACCCAAGAAAATCACCTTGAATAATCCTGTTTGTATGAGGAAGATAATCCAAGGCAGCGTGTAGAATATCAGCAACACGCCCACTGTGATTGTGATCAATTTGAGCGTGCGTTTCATTGATTTTGATTTTAACTTTGTTGAAGACACTTTTGGTGCCCACAAAGAAGTTTCCAGTGGCAGGATTAGTGCCCCAGACAATAGCAGGAGCGCCGTCCATTTTGACGCTGAGAGTGCCCGCAGCGGTGAACCAGTCCAGCACGGTCAGATCGCCCGTCAGGATAGAATCTTCAGGATGTTCGATGTGAGTGTTCTTCATACCATTGGAACGCTTTGGAGGTGAGCTATTTTAATTCATCGCAGACATGAGTGGATTAAGTTGTGTTGCATCAGTAATCAACTGAATAGATTGTAAGTTAATATCGCATGTGATACAATTTCTGTTCAATGATTGTGCTGCGATTGCTGTAGTTCCAGATCCAGCGAAAGGATCAAAAACCCAACCATTTTCAGGACATGAAGATTTAATAATTCTCTCCAACAGTTTAAGTGGTTTTTGTGTAGGATACTTGCGCTTATTTGATTCACTGCGAGAGATAAAGTACACATCGTCCCATAGATTTTGTACAGGCACACCTTTGTTATCTTGAAGATAGATTTTTTTGTAAATTGTATTCTTACCATAGTGTAGTAAGTTAGCATCAGACATCTCAATTAGCATGTCTTCGCTGACTCTCCAACCATATTCTGGATTGTAATTCTTAAACTTAAACTTTCGTCCTGGACGACTCTTTTCTCCTGTAGTTTTGGCGAGAGCATAGTAACCACGTTCATCTTGGTTCTGAAAACTATTTTTTTCATACTTAGAATCAAGATCAGTATACTCAACCTCAAAGTATGGATTACCCTTTCGCAGCACCATAATGGAGTCTACAATGTTACCCCAACCGTTCTTGATATTGTTCTTCGGACCAGAGCGTTTCCATGAGATATTGGTATAGAAACTATCACGCACTTTTTGATCTACATGTGATAGAACAAGTGCGTTGCCGATAAAGTTATTGTGCAGATACATCCACCCATCTTTATTCAACTTGTTCCATGCCTTATTGATAATATCTGCATACCACAAAATATAATCATCAAAGGATTCCCAAGTATCAGAGAATCCCTTTTCTTCACCATCTTGTTCTAACATCATGAAGTCCCTTTGTAATCCAAATGGGGGATCCATGTAGATGAGATCAAATGACTGATCAATTTCAGTCATTTTTTCTGCTGATTGATGTATGATTTTAACTTCAGGCACGTTGAATAACTTCTCCATTTTCACCATCTAATTGAGAAACTGCCCACCACTCAAACATAGAAAGAAATTGTTCATAGGTGTATGCTTCGATACTTAGTTTATCATGAAATCTCTGATCTTCATGCTTTGTGATTAAAGAGTTATGAAACTTGGTTGCTTGAAGATAAGTATCGTATGCTTTTTTGAGATATGCCTTTTCATTCTCAATGATACTGTCAGGATTATCAGTCTCCTTAGAAAAACTCAAGAACCTTACAGGTTTATCACTAGAAATAATTTGACTAAATGCTTTGGGTCCATCAGAGTTAGCATAATCAGTACATACGATGTATCCTTTATAACCATCTGCAGTGGATTTACCATTATCAGCAAACTTTCCAGCTTTCAAGATTCTCTTTCTTCGATTATCATCAAATGAACGAATATTGGAGATTGTTGTTTGAGATTCCCATCCGAGAATAT